TATAAATAGATAAAACTTCACCAGAGCCTTCATCAATTGTTATTATGTAAGGAACTTTAACTTCTCTGCTAGGTTGATCGTATTCAAAATCATCTAAATTACAATCAATGTGCATTTCTAAAATTTGATATGTATATTGTTTATCACCGCTTGGTGTTACTCCCTCTAATTCTTGATATTTTTTTTGTAAATCACTTTTTTCTGGTGCAACAGGTTTTAATTCAACATCTCTATAGAAACCTGCTTTTTGTTTTTTTAATATTTCATTCTCACTCATCTTGATAACATGAGTGATTCTTTCACAATCCATAAGATCTGTTGCGTAATAAGGTACAACTAAATCCTCTGCTGGAATAAATTTAGATACAGCTCTTTGCATTACTTCATCGTAGTAACATTTTTTAAATGCTGAACCTGCTAATGGTAAATAAAATAATAACTGATCCATCTCAGGTGTGTATTCTTCCATTTCGTTCATAAGCATATAGTTCATGTATTCTTTTACTCTATCTGCTTGATCTACTTTATCCTTGGACAGTGCTCCGATAACCTTAGCTCTAACTGGTCCATCTGATGGAATTAATTCTTTGTAAGCTTGTGCTTGAAACTGGGTAACTGCTTCAGCTAATAGTGGGTGTGTAACAGAAGCTGAACCTTTAAAAGGTCTAGTCATCTCAGTATATTTAAATCCTAATAGATCTAAACCTTTTGTATATCCTTGCTCCCAATCTTTTCTTGAGATTTTATCTTTCTTGTAATCATCGACAAGTTGTTTTGAGAGTCTTTGTAAAGTTCTCTCATCCATGTCCTCTGCTAAATTGGCATAGAAATTTTCTGAAGACTCAGCGACTTGTTCTGGAGACGCAGGTTCCCCTATCTCAACAGTTACTTCCTGTTCAGTATCGTTCTTATTTTCTTCTATAGAGTCTTTTACTTTTTCAATTTCTGCCATTACATTAATTTAGTAGGTTTTACTCTTGCTAACTTGCCACCACGTGCTTTAATCATCTTACCTTTTTTAGCACCCATTCCTGGTCCAAACGCATCAATACCAAAAAATTGACTCTCTGGTACTTCTGTCATTCCTTTAGGAATTTTTGGTCTTAGTGGGTTATCTTTAAAACCTCTTTTCTTAATGAAATCAGGAACTCGTCTTTTGTTCATATCAGTTGCTTTCATTTTTTTAGCATCTGATACATCCGGCATTGACATTTTATCCATAGCTGCTTTTCCAGCTAGTCCTATTAGACCAAACTTTACAGCGTCGAATAATTTTTTCTTGGTTTTCCTTTTCATATATAGGCCTCCTAATAATATATATATTTTTTTTGCTTATATCTATCTATTTCTTCTTCGTCTGAGTATATAGATACATAATAGCCTTGTCGGTATCTTAACACAGCCTGTGTGGTGCTATCAACATAATCATCGTGTTCTCCATGCGGAAAGGCTGCACATTCCTCAATAACCTCCTCAGCAAATTTTTCATCTTTAGGAAAATAGACTTGTTGAGACTCAAACACTGGAGCACAGGCGTTGACCCGTGCAAACTTATCCTTGCCTTTAGTAGGAACGAAATCAACCACTGGTATACCCATTCTTCTTAATTCTTGTATTAAAGGTTGGCCCGAGGCTTTTGCTTCAATAATAATAGTTTCTGGTTCCCAGTATTTATATTGTTCTAATGCAACTGCTTTTAACTCTGGAAAATCAAATTTACCTCTAATAGCGTCTATTAGCATTAAAGCATCAGCAGCCCCGTCAGCCGGGGTGAATACACCCCAAGTCGTGATTGCAGAATAATCAGCTGTTTCCTTTTTAGAAAAGGCCGTGTCATAAGATTGTATGACATGTTTTAATGCTGGCATTTTACTTTGCCATGGCATCCACCAGTCTCGTTTTAGAATCGCTCCTTCTTCTGAAGTAGGATTTTGCATGTACTGTGCCGACCAGTTTCTTATGGATAGTGATGCCTTAACTTTTTCTAATTCTTCTAATGACCAATACTCTGGCCACACGGGTCTCGAATTAACTTCATCTTCAATAATCGCAGGGAAAGAAATATGTTCCCACTTGTCGGCTTTAGGTTCAGTTTGAGCCTTAATTAATTTTCCTGTTAAATCATCTTGTGCCCATCTCGTCATTACTAAAACGATCGAGCCTCCAGGTTGTAAACGTTGTCTTGGACCAGATGTATACCAATCATAACATCTCTCCATAGCAGAATCTGATAAAGAGTCTTGTTCCGTGTGTGGGTCATCAATAATCAAAAGATCCGCCCCTCGTCCTGTGATAGAACCGCCTACCCCCGCTGCAAAGTATTCGCCCCCATGATTTGTCTCCCAACGTCCTTTTGCTTTTGAATCTTCTCTTAGTTTAACATCTCCAAAGATTTCTTTATACTCTGGACTGTCAATTAAATTTCTTACCTTAGCTCCAAACCTAGCTGATAGTTCTGCATTGTGAGACACTTGCATTAATTTCATTTTAGGAAACTTCCCTATCATCCAAGCTGGATAATATACAGATGCAAATTCAGATTTAGTATGTCTTGGAGGCATGTTTACTATGAGCCTTCCTTTTTTATCTCTTGCTATCTTTGTAAATTCAGAAGCAATATGTTGATGGTGGCCCCATTTGTTTGGGTCCTTATCTGTTCTACAAATAAAATCAGGCCAGACTTGTTTTACAAAATATAAAAAGTTGTCCTGACATAATTTAATATGTTGAATCCAGGTTCTTTCGAGCCTTAAACGGAGGTCATCTGTGCTTAAGTGATCTGTTTCTCCCATCTTATTTTTTCTTCTGAATGAACCTTACTTTGCCATTCTCTCCCTTCTCTTGTAGTCCAACCTTTACCTTTAGGAAAAGGTTTTGTTTTTGATACAGCTACATATCCTGAAGCTCTAAGACTTATACCCGATTCTTTTGATAGGGTATAGGTTAAAATTTTTGTTCCGCCCATTTGTTGCCATATATTCCAAGCTTTACCATATAAAAAACTATTTACATTTTTAGTTCCGTCTGTACAAGTCCTTAAAACTTCAGCTGTAAATCTATCATCTAATCTTCTTGAAACTGGTCTACCTACAATGATAACGCCAACTAGTTTATCATTTAATATCGCTCCTAAACAAAATTTACACCCCCTCACTTTTTTGCTATGCCTATGTAACTTAATTACAAATTCATTAGCTTCTCTCATTGATATCGGAATGACATTTAATTTTGACTGGGTCCCCATGTGTTTTACCTTATACTACTTCTATTTGTTATACAACGTATATGTAAATATGTGTAACTGTTAGTTTTTAAACGTAAAAAAAATTAAAAAAATTTTTTTCTAGATCTAAAAACCAAATGAGCCTTGTAGAGTGAGCTGCAGAGGGCCAGGTTCACAGATCTGCGGAGAATTTTTTTTACCACAGTATTAAAACTATAAGCCCGATCCAAAAAAAGCGCATGGCGTTCGGGGCTGCTGTGTGGAGGAGTACCATCCAACCGAATATATTTATCATTAACCCAGATCCTTTATAAACGAATTGTCCAGTCTACGGCCGGCGCCCTTAGCTACTAAACCAACAACCACGCCCCGCGGGTCTTTAAATCTTAAGTCATGTTTATCTCCGTTGATCACCCTGCGACCCTTCCAGATCTTAGGTAGTTTATTAGCAAATACCACAGCAACGTTAACCCCTGCAGCTATGGCCGCATCTATATCTTTTTCGTTACGGCCTGAGTCACTGAAGGTCACGTGATAGTTTTTGCAGTTATGGTCCAGATATGCTGGTACTTTTGTATAATCATAAAACTGTACATCTGGATGACTATCAATAACCGTCGACCCATTAGCCATTTTTAGTTTATACCAAGCCAGGTCCGATGTCCCGTTTAATCTTACAGCAAATTTAAAGCCCTGAGACGCCGCCCGCTTTTTTAAGACTCCAATTTCATGACTCAAGTCTTCTAGAAATTTTTTACGATCATCCCAGAATAAATTTGTTTTATTGAGTCGCGCCTTCTGGACTGAACCCATCTGACCCCGTCCAGATGTGTTCAAACATGCTGCAGCGCATTCTTTAGAAGCTTTTGGACAAACATTTTTACCGCTTAACGTATACGGCGCCAGGTGAAGTATAGCGGTTTTATAGCCATACTTTTCACCCTTAGCCATTTTAGTCTGACTGTAATAATTAAGCAGGGGCATCAGTCACCACATGCCAGTTATCGTCTCTTTTTACCTTCAAGATGTCTTTAGCGTATACGCTGCCAGACTCACTGAATAGGCCTATCTCCTTAGCATTAGAAAAAATTAAAACAATTTTTTTTAAGCCCTTGCCCTGCTTTGGTGACTCTAACAGCTTACCAGATACTGGTTGGCCCAGCTGCTTTGTTAGGATCTTGTCACCCTTCTTAAGATCTGAATATTTTATTCCAGGTCTTAATTTTCTTAGATCTTGATATATTATTTTATCAAACATTTTTTCCTCCTTATTTTATTTGATTTGTTTTTCTAACATGGGATGAGATGGGATACAATAACAAAAAACCCATTTTGAACAGTAAGACTCAGGGCCGCCAGGCCCGGGATCCTGGCAGCTGTTTTAGATTATTTATGCATACGCCTTACCTCCTTACTACCTATATACCCGCGAGAATTTTTTTTTCTCAAAATAATGTAAATGGAAAGATAGTTTTCAATTCCCATAAGGGAATTGAAAACGATTGATTTTTTTAATGTTAATAAACAATAAATAAAAAACTCTCATAAGCATTTAAAAACGATTGATTATTTTAATGTTAATATAACGTGAAACGTGTCGCTTCATACACGATTGAAAACGATTGATTTTTTAAACACGAACCAAGAACCACGTTGGCGAAGCCAACGTGGTTCTTGATAAAAAATTCTTGGTTAATTTTCCCAAAGCATACGATCAAAATGCAAAATTAAAGTGTCAGGTTGGGTTTCGCCCTGTGCCAAAAGGTTCAAAGCCCTCGTTTCACGAACCTCGTAGAGTTTAAAGACCCTCTGCAAGAGGTGTTCTTGCAAGATAAAAGACAAGCCACCATTTTTTTTATGTTGGATATGCCAGTTGATTTGATATTTAGAAAGTCCACAATTCTTAACATTATTTGACTTCAATTCTATCCAAATAGACTTGCCTTTGTGCAAATAATAAACGTCAGGTATTCCGTTGATTGTGTTGCTTTCTACACGAAAAATTTGACCTTTTAACTTTAATTTTTTAATTTTAAGCCACAACTTACTCTCTCTTTTCTTCATTAAAGAGCAGTATGTTAAGATTTACAAAAAATCAACCCTTAAATGTTAAGGTTAGATGATTTCAAGTAATAATAAAAAATACAATATAAACGCAACACTAAACGCAGAATAACAAACAAATTGAAATATTATCTGCAAAATTCTAGTGCCTAGTTTGATGTTTTTCGCCATAAGTTATCCCCTCTTTGTCAGTTTGATACTCAATTTTATCTCCTAACTTTAAAGTTTCAATAATTGTTGGAACATTATCTAAAATACCCCACCCAAATTTTTGATTTCCACCTTTAACTTTAACCCACATTTTTTCAACACTCTCACCACATTTAAACCAAACGTATGTGTGTTTTTTTGCTTTTTTCTCTAACTTTTTTATTGTTTTATATGTTTCAATCCCACACTTACCTTTATGGGTATAAACAATATTGTTTTCTTCTTCAATCATCTTAAAAAAATCGTTCATCAATTTATCTATTTTATCGCTCATCTTGATAGATCCCTTTGTTTTATTCTTTTTCTAATTTTTTGACATAAATCTATATACACAAAAGATAATAATTTATTTTTATAAATTGCCTGTAAAAAATCCTCATGTGTACTAGCTTCAACTTTTAAATCGTTAAGATTAAGACAAGTATAAGTTATGTCATAGCCCATAAATCTTTTCGGTAAATCTTTAACAGACAAAATAGACAATGGTTTTACACTTGAAATAGCTTGTACCCCTCGTTTCAAGGGGTACAGACCTTTATTTTTATTCTTATTCATTGATAGTTATTTCTATCTTTTTGATCTTTGTGTCTTTTTGACAATCCTCATAGACCTCAAAGTGATTAGTCTTTAATTTTTCAAAGTCTAATCTTTTCTGTGTCTGCTCATGTTTTTTAACAATAGCAGTTTTATTATTTAATATGAAAACCCCTTTACCGAGAGGTGCTTCCCATATTACTTTTTTAAGTGCGTCTGCCTTTTTCGTCATTATATTAATCTCATCTTTTAGAGATTTATAAGCGAAAATTCTTTGTGCAAGAATTACACTTGGTTTTATTTTTTTAAGTTTATTGTTTTTCATTTAACCCCCTATGTTAGTTTTTTTGAAATAAATAAACATATAAGGGATAATGGGATTTTATAAGAGAAAGTCAATAATAAAGTGTGTTCATTTTGGGTTTTGTGAAGAACAAAATATATACGTTAATGAAACAAACTAGAAACTGGGGATATCTATATCCCCAGCTACTACATCTAGTGTTTATTTTTTATTTGTTAATGCTTTTGGTGTAGCGTTCCATTTAATACCAACAGAAACCAAACTTTCTGACAATAATTTTTTTAAATCATCTGAAACATTACATTCCATTACATCATCTTTCATTTTTTCTTTTGTTTCTCTTAAAAATGTAAGTTTCTTGCCCATATCAGTTTTCTCTGCTTCTTCTTCAGCAAGAGCAGTTGCCCATTTGTTTATTTGTTTTAAACAAAAAGCCACGTTGATATTCTTTTTATCATCATCATCATACCAATTTTTATTTACAGAATAGATTTTTTTCTTTCTTGCTGTAAATTCAAAAAATTGTACTGCCTTACGTCTTGCTCTCTCTACTTCTAATTCTGCATGATGAAGTTGATTAATAACTTTATCAGCTCCAATTTTTTTAGCCAAATTACTTTCTATCTTTTCAGTTAATTCGGAAATAGTTGATTTAAGAAGTAGTTCCTCTTTTTCTATCAAAGGGTCAATTTTTCGATTTATCTTATCTTGAAAATGATCACGTTGATAGACTTGCATTTGTTTATTACTCATGTTTCCTTTCCTTTTTTTACCAAGAACAAGTATATATTACGCATTTTTTTTGCTTTAATGCGTCTTTACAATACTTTAAAAATTCTTGGTCTTGTTTTTTATATTCATTGACAGCTTCTTCTTGGAATTGCTGACCCCAAAAAAATCCATCATGTGCAAAGTAGTTATAGTAGCCCTCTTTTATTGCTTTCTCTAACTCCTTTACAACTTCTTCCGTCATATAGACTTCTTCACCTGCATTAAAGCCAAGATGACTCATATCAAAAAGGTCTTTCTTTTTTTTATCTTTTTTATCTTTTTGTTGAAGTCTTTTAACGTTCTGTTTAGCCCACACACAATTCATAAAAACTTGAAGTCTTGCGTGTTTTCGCCAAACAAAAACATCTTTACGTTCTGCTTGGCTTTCTTGCTCATCATCAGAATAGTATTTTTGCCAATCTACTTTTCTGTTTCGACAATGTGCATATTGGTCTAGTCCCATGTTGTTTCCTTTCTTTTTTTGCGAGGCGACATTGTATATTATTTTCAACTATCGCCTCATGGGATACTATAAGATATTTATTTTAAAGTGCAAGAATAAAGTAATAAAATCATTAAAAAAATTAGTGCAAAAAATGTTGATTTTGGGAAGGCAGTACATAATAAAATAAAGAAGGCGAAGATTTTAACCACAACCTTCTATAACATACTTTTTATTTTTTGGTAGAAATATATTTTAAATCAATGATACAACCATTTGGTATAAGTGTTGTGTTGCCTACTTCTGCAATATCTTTTTTATCTTCTGAAAAAGCATAATCACCAAAAATTCTAGTGATCCCTTTACTTCTAGTAATTAAATGTCCTTTAGTAATACAAATTGCAATTTTAGCTTTTTTAACATCTTCAATACTTTGACTTTTTTTCTCATAATTCTCCATAAGTAAAATCAAAAGGATTGATTTTTTTTCCATAGGTAAAATCAAAACGATTGATTTTTTTGCCATATGTAAAATCAAAACGAATCATTTTATTTTAACCGTTACACTTCCTACATGTGTGGTAATGTGTTTATTGTGAACTTCATTAAACACTTCCATGAATTGGCCCCAGTCTTTACTCTGCAGCTTCTTTTTCTGGCGTGACGTTAATGATGTTTTTTGACTCTCCGATTTTGCTTTCGATTTCGCTGAGTCTTTTTTCCAACTGTTCACGAGACATTCCCTCCAATCCTACATGTTTTACTTCTGATTTGTTTACGAACATATCTGCCATCTGGCCAGATCTAAACTCTGCAGATACAGCAACACCTAGCTGACCTTTTGTTTCTGCTGCCTTAGATAGATGTTCAAATCTTTTATATTTTCGTAATTTATCTTTTTCGTAAATCTGAAGTTCCTTACCTAATTTTTTTTCTAGGTAACGTACTACATGAGGATTTTTATCTTGATTAGTAAGCCTTGAACCAATCACATAATATCCATCTGTTGTTTTAGACTCATATCCCGCTTGTTTAGCTGCTTCTGCTTTAGAAATTTTGCCCCAATTATCTACTAACACGTCAACAAATTTTATTTGTTTTGATGTTAAGTCAGTTACAGTTTTAATTTGGTTTTTCTTTTTCATATCGTTAGTATTTTATAAATTGATAAAAAGATCATAGACATAAGCGCAACAGCCATAAGTAAAAAAATTTGGTTTTGCGTCATACGTCTTTTAAATTCATATTTATTACCATCTTGCAATTAGTTGGTGATACACCGGAATGATATATTTCACCATCAAAAATTACACATCGCCCTTTTCTTGCTTCTACTCTCTTTACTATCTTATCACCTTTATAAAATACTGTACCCCCATCTGAATCATTTACATAATATAAACAAATAGTATTTTTCCCATCGAGATCTATGTGCTTACCGTTAGGTGTATTATCATGCCT